CTGACGAAACCCATTGGTTGCCGAAAATGACAGGAGAGGTGCAACCCGATGCCGATGACGACGAGGAAGAAGTCAAAAAAGCCGGACTTCCGCCGGGTTGGGCGTATTTTGTTCAGCCGCCGGCCCTTTTGGAGATCCGCGGCGAGAGTGGGAGGTCAGTTGTCGGTTATAGGCCGAATCCGGCTGCTGAAAATGTTCGCTGGCTTCGTTCCGGCTTCTATGAGGAGAAGTGCCAGGGAAAAACGAAAGCTTGGATCGATTCGCGTCTACGGAATCAAATCACTTTCGTCATAGACGGTTCGCCAGTTTTCAAGAGCTTCAATCCAGACACTCACATCGCTTCCGAGGTCTTGAAGATCAATCCAGAGTATGATGTTGTCGTTGGGTTGGATTTTGGCCGGCAGCGTCCGGCGGCAGTTTGCGGACAGGTGATCGATGGGCGAATTTACATCCAATACGAGTTTAGACGATATGGAATGTCAGCTACAGGCTTTGCTCCGGAATTCAAGCGCTTTCTGGAACGCACGTATTCCGGGTGTCGATATCGCATATTTGGAGATCCGAAAGGGCAAGATCGAGGTCAGGCTGACGAGCGGACTTCTTATGACATTTTCAAATTCAACGGACTTATCGTTGCACCGGCCCCAGTAAAGCAAAACGCCTGGAAAACCCGCGTTGCCGTCGTCGAGTTCGTCCTGAACGATGGCCCCGGCGGTCGCCCGCGATTCCAAATGAGTCCAGCGAACTGCCCGACACTGAAGGCGGCGATGTGCGGCCGCTACCACATCAAGAAGAACGCCATGGGCGATCCTGAGCCGGAAAAAGACAAATATTCCGATGTCGCCGATGCCTTGCAATATTTATTGCTGGGGATCGGGGAAGGCCGGACGATGATCGGTCTTGAACCTGCGACCGAACTTCGGCCAATGAGGACGCTGAGGGGATCGCGCTACTTTGAAGCCGATGTCCCGCGCGGATGGCGCCTTGGCAGAAGCAAAGTGTCGTAAAATATAACTGAAAATATAACCTATAACGTGGCAATCATTCGACGAATGGAAGGAGAAAAATATGGCGATGAAATCGAAAAGCGCGGCGGCGGACGCGCGCGCCGACAAAAAGGGCGGCATTAAGGAAGGCTCGAAGCGTGATCAGGCGATCGACAAGAAAAAGGGCATCAAGGACCGCGGCAAAATGCCCAAGGCGGGGTATTAATGCCCTTGACGCAACAGCAAGCAAAATTGGTGGCGGATTTTTATAAGCAACCGCCATTACGCCGGCCTGAGCTCCGCGTAAATCCGATGATGCTTTATTTTCGAGCGCATTCCAAGCCAAGGCCAAAAACTCCAAAGAAAATGATAAGCGGCAAGAAAGGAGACCACTGATGGACGTGAAGCAGTTCGCAGGCGAGATTGTTGTTTTCGGCCTGCCAGGCACAGGCGAAATGATGGGGGAAGTCGGAATTGGCCTTCTGGAAAGTGATATAATCTCGCTCAAACACCCGTGTATGCTCCAGGTCAATCCGCAAGGGCAATTGCAAATGCGCGACCTGATCAAGGGAAGCAAGGTGATCCGCGGCGAGTACTATTTTCTGAATGCTCTCACGGTTTCCTATGCGTTTTATCCATCGAACGAAATCGTATCGGCCTATAAGGCGATTCGGGCAGGGATCATGATGCCAATGAGGGCTCCCGATCATCAGGGTCAAATCGCTCGGAACGATAATTAAAATGAAGCTGTTTTTTGCCATCGTCGGTTTCGCCCTCGTTCTTTGGGGCTATTGGTTGCTAGCTGGAGTATTCCCGTAGTGCCAAGCAAATCCGCCTCTCAGCATCGCTTGATGGAAGCCGCCGCGCACACGAAAGGCGGCTATGGCGGCGTGCCTCAATCCGTCGGAAAGGAATTTGCCGCGGCCGATAAAGGCAAAAAGTTCGCGAAAGCCAAGCCGAAGGGCAAAAAGAAATGACGCTCAAGAGGTTGGGCTGGAGTCATTCTTTCGATCCAAGGCATCCTCTCCGTCCGGGCATCGATCCATTCGAGCGCATAGAAAAAGAAATCCGGGCAGGATTGCACGCCATTGGACGCGGGGATGAAACGCTGGAGATCGTGCAAACTGCCGACGCCGATGTCGTGACGCGAAGGTGGAAAACCCGGTGGCTAGAAATAAGCCCTGATGATGAAAGTAAGTTTTTGGAGGCGTGCGAGGAGGCACGGGTGAGCTAATGTTCGTCCAGCGGCATACCGGCAGAATTACCGTCTGGTTCGTCGTATTTTGGGCAAAAGTTCCAAGCCGCCTTCACAATCTTCTGGTTCCTGGCCGTTTCAAACACGTCGCGGCATTCGGGTACACCCCAGAGGCCCGCACGTGGGTTTTCATCGATCCTGAATATCGCGGGACGGATATTCTCGTTGTCCCTGAGCACGAAGGCGCCGAGGCAATATCGGCCTTTGTGGTTGGGGCTTCCGTGCTTCGGATCGAGGCCCGCAAGCGCAGCGGCCCCAATTTCCGGCTTTTTTCATGCTGCACGACCACAATTCGCGATTTAATCGGATTGGACGACCGCGGGATCGTCGCCATGCTCCCCGATAGCCTGTATCGCGATTGCTTGCGCGCTGGGGCGGTCGAGGTGTTCGGCGCCGCGCCTCTGTGCGTTGAAGGCGGGGGCTCGCCGTTGCACGATCGGCATCATGGGATCGAGCCCGCAAGCCCCGCCTGACCAGCCGAACGCTTTCCAAAAGAAAGAGCTCGAAGATCTTGAGAAGCAACAAAAAATTGCTGATCAGCAAAATATTTTAACCGCACAGCAAAATCTAGGCGGGATTCAGCTCGATTGGCTCCGGCAGTTCGGCCAAGCGAACGCCGTGAGAACTGCGGGGATTGGCTCTCCCTTCTCAGCGGTCACTGGCGGGTTTTCCACGCCGTTCCTGAGTCCACAAGGAACGCCGCTCTCAACTCGCAACATCTAGCGCGAAATTCTGATGGCCATCTATGCCGAAGACGACTTTCGCGAGAAGCTAAAAGACGCTCGGCGCCGGAAAGTCCAGGTCGAGCAGAAGATGCGCGAAGGGTATTTCTTCGCGGCGCCGCACCGCTCCCGCAACGTTCTCTCCGCCGTTCCCCTTTCCGAAGTCGTCCCGCGCGACTATGGAGAACTCAATGCGAGCTTCGCGTTCGAGCTTTGCGGCGATTTCCCTACCGTCATCATAAATACCTTCCTTCCAGAATCCCAAGCGTGGGCAAAGCGCGAAGCAGGGATGAATATTCCGACGGGAGCACGCGATGGCATCAACAAAACCGCCGCTGAAGGCGACGCTATGATTTTCCAGGCGATTGCTGCCTCGAATTTTTACGCTGCCTGCGGAATGGGCTTCAATCCGGACCTCGCCCTCGGCACGGTCGGCATGTGGATCGAGCGCAATCAGGCCGGGATGCCGATCAACTGCCAACCGATTCCGATTAGGGAACTGGAAATCGATATCGGCCCCTATGGTGATATCGACGAACGGTTTATCTCCCGGTGGACGCGGAACCACTACGTCAAATCCCTGACAAGAGGGATCGAGCTTCCGGAAAAAATCAAACGCGACATTATGACGAATCCAAAGGCCAGGACGAACGTAACGTGGTGTTTTTGCCGCGATCAAGAATCCGACGAGGAGACGTGGAACCACGGCATTTTGATCAAGGACGATCTTGTCTACAGCAAGACTTTGAAAGGGGCCGGAAGCTGCCCGCTGATCGTCGGGCGGTTCAATCCGTCGCCGGAATTCCCGTGGGGTGTCGGGCCGCTCATCGAGGCGATCCCAGATCTCCGCGTTCACGACGCGCTAACTGAGTCGAAGCTTAGGAATATTGAGCTCGGGCTCGAAGGTCCGATCACCTGGCCGGACGACTCATTTACCGGGATCGAGGAAGGCTTGGAGTGCCGCATGGCCTATGCCATCCGGCAAGGGTCGCACGACGCGATCAAGCCGATTTATACCCCGAACCCGCCGGACGCCGCCGTTTATGAAAAAAGCGACCTCGAACAGAGATTGCGGCGGCTCTTCTTCCTCGATTGGCCGCACCAGACCGGCGACACGCCGCCGACGGCGACGCAATGGCTCGACGAAATGACGATGGCGCAGCGGCGCATCGGCACGCCCGGCCTGACGTTCTGGAAGGAGTTTTGCGGCGGCGTCTTCACGCGGTTTCAGTATATTCTCGAAAAAGACGGATTTATTAAACCGATCGTCGTTGACGGGAAAACGGCGGCTCTCCAGCCCTATAATCCAGCTCAGCGGGCCGTCGAACAGCAAGACGTGGCGAGTTTTACGCGGTTTGTCCAAATTGCCGGCGCCGCGTTCCCGGAAGAATTCAAAATTGTGAGCGACGGCAAGGCGACCCTTATGAATTTGGCGAAATACATGGGCATGGGAAAAATATGGGCGCAGCGGTCGCCGAAGGATGTCCAGGCGGCAATCGACCAAATCAAGCAGTTGCAGGCCGGCCAGGCCCCGACCGCCCCGTCAACCGGTCCGCAAGGCGCGCAACCGACGGACATCGCCGGTCAGACACCACCGCCCCCGACAACCCAAATCAGTATCGGGAGGCGCGGTCTGTGATCGACCACGCTTCAAACCCGCGCCGGTTCTCCAGCGAGGAAATCGAGACAGGCATCGCCGTACTCGGAAAGCGCGAGGATTCTTGCTTTCTGCGCGAATTCCTGATGCGGGAGCTCTTCGCGGTTTGCGGTTCAACAAACCCCTGTGCGTTGAGTATGAGCGAGGGACGGAGGAGTTTAGCGGCCATCATTTTAAGATTGCTGGACCGCACCCTCGATAATGACCGACCAGACGCAGGCCGAACCTTCAGCTCCAACCATACCCGGGCAGGCTTCCAACCCAGCGGCACAGAATCCCGCGTCCCCGCAGAGCCCCCCGGCGGCTACGGCCGCGGCCCCCGGCCAGCCCGCTCCCGCAAGCCCCGCGGCAAAGCCTGACTATCTGCCGGAATCATTTTGGGATGCCACAAAAGGCGAACCCAAGGCCGAGGATCTCAAGAAATTTTGGGCCGATCGCGACGCTGCGCGTGCGGCGGTTCCCGACAAGCCGGAAGGCTACAAGCTCGAACTTCCGCCGGACGTAAAGCTCCCGGACGGGTTCGAGCCGGACCCGAAGGAAGCAAAATTCGTCGGGCTTCAAAAGATCGCTCACGAAGACGGTCTATCCCAGGCCACTCTCAACAAGATCGTGAGATTGGAAGCAGAGGCCGTCTCTGCCGCTCATGCGAAT